AAAAGAATTTATGCCGGATTGCTAGATAAGGTAGTAGCATTTGCAGAAAACCACAATTACACCTATGAATTTTTACATAACAAATACTACGGACTTCCATTCGAAGTCAATGAAGGAATATCCAGAGAAGGTGTTAAGGAATACGTCAAAACTATTACAAACATCAAACCAAGAGATTATCAACTTGATGCCATATATGATGCACTTCGCTATAATAGGAAACTGCTTATATCACCAACTGCCAGTGGCAAATCTTTAATGATATATGCCGTAGTAAGATACTACGTAGAATCTAATCAGAAAGTATTGTTAGTTGTCCCTACTACAAGTCTAGTAGAGCAGATGTTTAAGGACTTTGAGGATTATGGATGGGATGCTAAAAACCATTGTCANAGAATATATGGGGGCAGAGAAAGGATTAATACCAATGATGTAACTATAACAACATGGCAATCTGTTTATAATCTAGACAGAGGATTCTTTGAAGATTATGATGTTATTATAGGGGATGAAGCACATCTCTTTAAGAGTAAGTCCCTTATTAAGATCATGGAGCACTTGCATCATGCCAAGTATAGATATGGGTTTACTGGCACTTTAGATGGAACACAGACCCACCAGTGGGTGTTAGAGGGAGTATTTGGTCCATCATATAAAGTGACACAAACTAAGAATCTTATAGANAAGGGTCATTTATCTCAACTAGATATTCAGTGCTTAATTTTAAAATATACTCCTCAGAAATTTGATACCTATGAAGATGAGATTCAATTTCTTATTAGTCACCCAAAAAGGAATAACTTCATAAAAAATTTGGCATTAGATTTAAAAGGCAATACACTTATATTGTATAGCAGAGTGGAGACTCATGGAGCTATATTGTATGAAATGCTAAATAATTCTATACAAGGTGACAGGAAACTCTTCTTTATTCACGGTGGTGTGGATGCTGANGATAGAGAATCCGTTAGAGAAATTACTGAAAAGGAGACAGATGCGATTATAGTAGCATCTTATGGCACTTTCAGTACTGGTATTAATATCAAGAACCTTCACAATCTGATATTTGCCTCACCNTCAAAATCTAGAATTAGAAACCTTCAATCTATAGGAAGAGTTCTTAGGAAAGGTAATTCTAAAACTAAAGCCAAACTTTATGATATAGCTGATGACTTGACTAAAGGTCATAGAAAAAATTATACTTTGAATCATTTTATTGAAAGAGTGAAAATATACGCACAAGAGCAGTTTAACTATGAGATTATATCAATCAATATAAAAGACTAAGGAGGTAAGTATGGGAATCGAAGAAGACTTTTATGGAACTATAAAATTTAAGAATGGTGAAGAAGTGTATGCTAAGGTAGCTGCTTCTGATGAAGGTGATAGGACTATGTTGATACTATCTAATCCTATTGTAATTGAAGAGATTNNAAGTAGAGGTGCAGTTCATGCTTATAAGTTTGAACCCTGGCTAAAAACCAGTAGAGAAGATATGTTTATTGTTAATATGGAAGATGTTCTTACCATTTCTGAATCTCAAGATATGGACATGATAACTAATTATCAAGATTATACTAGTAGATGTAATAGAGGAAATCTTTCTAAAGTAACTAAAAAGATGGGTAGAATAGGCGGCGTAGAAGACGCTAAAGCCGCTTTAGAAAAACTATTTAAAGTCGACTTTAAANCTCCATAGCGGTTCGAATAAGCCGCAATCAACCTTTTTATCCCGACAAAAGTATTCTAAAGGGATTTTGGAAACTTGTCAACTTTTCAACATTGTGATATAATATAGATAACAAAAGTTAATCTAATGAGACGCGCAAAGAGATCCGAACATTATGTAAATAACAAAGAGTTTCTTAACGCTCTTGAGAATTACTTCGCAGAAATTGAAAGAGCTAAGTTAGAAGGAAAGCCTAAGCCTGTCATCCCCAGATACATTGGTGAGTGTTTCCTTAAGATTGCTAACCACTTATCCTTTAAGCCAAACTTTGTTAATTACATGTTTAAGGATGATATGATTTGTGATGGGATTGAGAATTGTGTTCGCTACATCCATAACTTCTCCCCAGAGAAATCTAAGAACCCCTTTGCATATTTCACCCAAATCATATACTATGCATTTCTTCGCAGAATATCACAGGAGAAAAAGCAGTTAGAAATTAAAAATAAGATTCTAGAGAAGACGAATTTTGACGAAGTCATGGATGCCAACGATCTTGACATGGCAAACTATTCTGACTACAATCAGATAAAAGATACGGTCCATTCTAAACTGAGATACCAGTGAAGGTCGCAATTTTGACGGACACTCATTTCGGGTGCCGTAAAAACTCTAAGTTATTTCACGATTATTTTGAGGAGTTTTATGTAAATACTTTTTTCCCTAAGTTAGATGAGCTAGGAATTAAGACAGTCGTTCATATGGGTGATTGTTTTGATAGTCGTAAGGGGGTTGATTTTTCTGCTTTAGCGTGGGCAAAGAGAGTATTCTTCGATCCTTTAAGGGAGAGAGGTATTATACTCCATCTTATCGTGGGTAATCATGATGCTTATTATAAGAATACCAATGAGGTAAACTCTATTGATTTGCTTTTAAATGAGTATGACAATATACATACTTACAATAAAGCAACTGAAGTGAGGATAGATAATCTTGATGTTTTACTCTTGCCTTGGATTACTTCTGAAAATGAGTCGCAAACTGTTAAACTCATTGAAAATACTTTATGCACGGTTGCGATGGGTCACCTTGAGCTCACAGGATTTAGAGTTAATCAACACGTCCTCATGGATTCGGGTTTTGACAGCGGGGGACTTGAGAAGTTCTCTAAGGTTTTCTCAGGACACTTCCACACCCGCAGTGATAATGGTGTCATATTTTATCTAGGTAATGCCTATGAAATGTATTGGACTGATGTGGGAGATGATAGAGGTTTCCATATCTTTGATACAGAAACATTAGACCATGAGCATGTAGTTAATCCTTATAGTATTTTTAAGATTATTAACTATGAGGATACTCCTTATCAAACATTTGATGTTAGAGAGTATGAAGGTAAGATTGTTAAAATAATTGTTCGTAAAAAATCTGATATTCATCAGTTTGAAAAGTTTATTGACAAACTTTATTCTGTAAATGTATCAGAGTTGAAGGTAGTTGAAAANTTTGANTTTAATGGGTGGTATCAGGAAGAGGATGATGAAGCAGTCGAATCTGAGGATACTCTTTCTATTTTAGATACATATATTAATGGATTTGAGACTGATTTGGATAAAACAAGAATCCAAAATATGATGAGAGTAGTATATCAGGAGGCTTGTGAATTAGTTTGATGTATATCTTAGCTAGAAAAGGAAAAGAACGGGAGGGTGCTTATTCTGTTATAGATGAGGATAAAGAAAATGTACTTTATATTTTTGTAGAGGAAGATGACGCTACCAGGTATGCTTTACANTTAGAAGATAGAGATTATCCTACAATGAATGTTATTGAGATTGATGATGAAGTGATGATTAAGACTTGTGAAGTTCATGGACATAAGTATGCAATTATCACTCCTAATGATATAGTGATACCGCCGGACGAAATATCATATGATTTTATTTGAAAAGATTCGCTGGAAGAATCTCCTTTCGACCGGCAATCAATTTGTTGAAGTTGAGTTAAGTAAAAATTCTACTACTCTTATAATGGGTCCTAATGGANCTGGCAAGAGCACCATTTTAGATGCTTTATGTTTTGTTTTGTATGGNAAAAGTTTTAGGAAAATCAGGAAGGATCAACTCATCAATACTACTAATGAGAAAGGAACAGTAGTAGAGATTGAGTTTAATGTTAATACAACGGGTTGGAAGATNGTAAGAGGTATTAAACCTAATATCTTTGAGATATATAAAAATGGAACGTTATTGGATCAATCTTCACATTCTCTTGACCAACAGAAGTGGTTAGATCAGAATGTATTGAAGATGAACTATAAGTCATTTACTCAGATTGTAATTCTGGGTAGTAGTTCATTCATTCCTTTTATGCAACTTACTACTAGTCATAGAAAGGAGGTAGTTGAAGATTTGTTAGATATTAAAATCTTCTCTTCTATGAATGCCATTGTAAAGGAAAAGGTTCGTAGTTGTAATGATAAGATTAGGTCATTAGAATATAAGAAGGATTCNATCTTAGATAAGGTTGTAATGCAAAAGGAGTTTATTGATGAGATAGAGTGTAGAAGTAATCAGACTATTGAAGAGAAGAGAGAGAGGATTGATAGGTTAATTCAAGAGTCTGATCACTATGTAATGGAGAATCATGTAACAGAAGATGAAGTTACTGATTTGAGAAAGAAGATGGAAATTGTATCGGGAGCTACCTCTAAGGTTAAGAAATTGATGCCTTTGAAGGGTAAAATGTCTTCGAAAGTATCAATAATTACTAAAGAGCATAAATTCTTTACAGAAAATAGGGTTTGCCCTACCTGCACACAATCTATAGAGGAAGAGTTTAGGTTAAATAAAATTAGTGATTCTAAAAATAGGGCAAAGGAGTTGCAGCAGGGTTATGAAGAACTCAAAGAAGCGATTCAAAAAGAAGAGTTGAGAGAATCACAATTTCAAGTTTTTTCGAAAGAGGTTACTAAACTACTTAATGGCATTACTCAAAACAATACTCACATCTCTGGTTGCCAGAAACAAATCCAACAACTGGAATCGGAAATTCAAAGAACTTCCACTCAACTTACAAACAGAAATTCTGAGTATGAGAAGTTAAGTGATTTTAATAATAGTTTAGAAGATACTTATCAACATCTTGCTAAAAAACGAGAGGATATTTCTTACTACAGCTTCACTTATAATCTTTTAAAAGATAGTGGAGTGAAATCAAAGATTATCAAGAAGTATCTCCCTCTGATTAATCAGCAGGTGAATAAGTATCTTCAAATGATGGATTTCTATATAAACTTCCAGTTGTCTGAGGAGTTTAATGAAACTATTCAAAATCCTATTCAAGAAGATTTTACTTACTCTTCTTTTAGTGAGGGTGAAAAATCTAGGATAGATTTGGCACTTATATTAACATGGAGGGATGTAGCACGTTTTAAGAATAGTGTTAATACAAACTTNCTCTTATTTGATGAAACTCTAGACAGCTCTTTGGACGGTCCTGGTAGTGATGAGTTTATTAAGATTATTAAGTACGCTGTTAAAGATTGTAATATTTTTGTAATCTCCCATAAGCAGGGAATGGAAGAGAAGTTTCATAATGTTATGGAGTTTAGTAAGGTGAAGGGATTTTCACATATGAGTATGAATAACTAGGCATTTATTTTTCTTCNCCTAATATCTTATGTGTTGATNTCCTCATCTAAATAGTGATAGTTGAGGAGGATTAACATTCATGCATAATTTAGTATCTCACAATGAGCTGGCAGATTGGAAGGTTGGTAAAACAGATGTTGTAGAAACAGATTCTAATTCTAATTACGAACTTGTGTCCGATTACTTCCAATGCTTGACCGAGTGTGATACTTCAGATCACGACGCAAAGCGTTTCTGTAGACACATTCTAGAATAGCATACTAAAGGAGGTCGACAATACTCAGAACCCCACCTTCTCCTGGTGGGGTTTAGTACGTGTGGCAGTTGAAGAAGTGGTAGGTTACCTGGGCATAGCTCC